GGGGGGTCAAGTTGCAGAAGCAGTGGATAAGCGCGCGGGACGGCAACGTCAGAGACACCCACAAACCGCGCCCAGATGGGACTGGCCTTGACGGTCAGATGGTGGCCGTGGGTGAGGACTTTGTCAGCCCCAGCGGGGCAACAGGCAACGGACCCGGAGAGATGGGCCGTGGTGAGGAGGACATCAACTGCCGGTGTGTGGCGGTTCCCTTTGTGGAAGGAGTGAGCTAATGGGCGGAGTCTTTAAAACCTGGATGATGCGCGCCGAGACCGGCAAGGACGGCACGACCAAGGTCATCGCCTCCACTCCATCAGTGGACCGCTACGGCGACGTGGTAGCTCCTGATTGGATCCTGGAGCGGTTCGCCGCCAATCCCGTGGTGGTGTGGTCTCACGACTACAGCCAACCGCCCGTGGGCAAGGTGACCGATCTCAGCATGGATGGGGACTCCCTGATCGCTCGCATCAAGTGGGATGACTCCGAGCCCGGCAGCATGGGCGCGAAATTGTCCAGACAGTACGCACAGGGCTTCCTATCGGCTGTGTCTGTGGGCTTCGCCCCGACCAAGAGCACACCCCGCCAAGAGCTACCAGAGGACCACCCGGCAGCGGGGAAGTCCGGACAATATCTGACCGGGAACGAACTGCTGGAGATCTCAGCGGTGAGCATTCCAGCCAACCCGGAGGCCGTGGCCATCCGTGCCAAGATGTGGGGCCTGGAGCCCGACCCGGTACAGCGGCACGTCATGGACATCCAGGAAGACGAAGACACCGTGACGATCACGATCGCCAAGGAGGAGGCCCCCGCAGAGGAGGAGCCCGCAGAGGAGCCCACCGCAGAGGCCGAGGAGGCCCCGGAAGAGGAATCCGCACAGGGTGACCTGTGGGGCCTTCCACCCGCCAAGGCTGCCCCTCATACTCCCGAGACGGCAGAAGCCAGCCCAGGGGCCATAGAGGCCACCGTGCGCGCTACTCTGCTGGAGCTTCTCGGATACGACTCACAGGTACAGGAAGCGGTGGACGCTGCCCTGACCGAAGACGAAGACGGACAGAAGGCCCGCGATGGGTGGGCTGACCTGTTCGGTAACGACTAAACCCCGCCCCCATGGGGCAACATCTGGAGACATACCATGTCCGATATCAACACCCGCGAAGACGCGATCAAGGTCTTGGCCGACATCAAGGCCGAGCAGAAGCGCCTGGCCGATTCGAACCGCGACCTCAAGGAAGGTCTTGAAGCCAAGGCAGCCGACCTCAAGGCAGCCCAGCAGAAGCTCGCAGAGTCTGCGGCTCCCCGCGTGGAGACCGTCAGCGAGAAGGAAGCCACCCTGCGGACGTATATCCGCCAGGATGGAAGCCTCGATGCTGCCGCTATGTGCTCTGATGAGGTAGACCGTGGCGACTGGCACGCTGACTTCAAGCGCCTGGTTGATGATCGGAACCTGGTCAAGATGCTCAAGGCCGATGGCCGCACGCCCAAGATGGACAGCCGGATCGCGCGTCACATGGAGTCCGCACCGGACATCATCCAGCGTGTGTTTTCCGATGCTGCCGGTGTGGGCGCTGACTGGATCCCGGATGTCATGGTGCCCGAGCTTGCCAAGGCGGTCTACACGCCCAAGGCTGTCGAGCAGCTCTTCCCCACCTGGGAGATGACCTCGAAGAATCTGGAGATTCCATTCCAGACCCTGACCGTCAAGCCATACCTCAAGTCGGCAGCCACCTATGGAACGATCACCGCTGATGATGACTCGGCCAGCAAGGTCAGCGTTGTTGCTCAGAGCATCGCCGCCCGTATCAGTGCAGATGAGGACAGCACAGAGGATGCCCTGATGGGTGCGCTCTCCGTGCTGCGTGAGTCCGTTGCCGATTCGATCTCCTCTGGAGTTGAGGACGCCATCATCAACGGCGACAGCACAGCCAACCATCAGGACATGGACATCGCAGCCTCGCCCAACGTTTGGGACATCCGGTCTCGATGGGGCTCAGGAACGGGAACTGCGGCAGATCATCGCCGCGCATGGCTTGGCTTGCGAGCCCACTCCTTCGATGCCCTCAGTACGCTGGACGTAAGCGCCCAGACCTATGCTGTGCTGATGGAGCTTCGCGCCAAGCTGGACGGACCCCAAGGTGCTGGCGGAGATCTGGCGCTGATCGTCAGCCCCGAAGCATACGTCACGTTCCTGCTGGACCTGACGGAGACAGCCACTGTGGACAAGATGGGAGCCCAGGCGACCGTGCTCACTGGCCAGGTTGCATCCATCGCCGGCATGCCGGTGGTGGTCTCGGACTATATCAGCTCAGACATGGAGACCTCTGGCCTTCATGAGTCCCCGTTCACGGGTACAACGACTGGCTGCCTGATCGTGAACCGCTCGCGGTACTTCATGGGCAACTATCGCCAGATGACTACCGACGTTCAGCGCGAGATCGTGAATGGCCTGGTGGACATCGTCGCCACCCGGCGCTGTGCCTTCTTCAGCCTTGACGCTGCCACCACGGCATCCGTCGCATATGGCTTCAATATCTAGAGGTGAATGATGCCGATCCTACGATACAGCGGACACCCGGTGCTCAAGTCGCTCAACACGTCAGGCCACGCCTGGCGCGAGGGCGATGAGCACGAGGTCAGCACGGAGGAGGCCGAACGCCTCACTGAGACCTTTGCGGGACTATTCGAGGCCGTAGGGTCGGCACCATCCAAGCCAGCCAAGACGCGCGCGGTCAAGAGCCCAACGAAGCGACGGGCCGCGCCGTCTAAGTCCAAGCCGAAGAAGGGGAAGGGATGAAGCTCAAAAGCACTGCCACGGGGGAGTGGCCAGCGGGTACGCACTGGACACCGGGAGAGGTGCGAGACATCGAGGTGTCGAAGGATGCCGAGCTGCCCGCATGGCTCAAGGAAGCCAAGGCCAAGAAGGCCGCCAAGCCCGCCAAGGGTGAGGGGTAGGGATGGCCATAGCCACGGCTGCCCAGGTCCGGGATTACATCCGGGGCCTGACCGGTACCGCTGAGGATACGACGCTGGACACCTTGATCGCTCGATGCGATTCGGTGTTTGCGTCCTATCTCGGCTTTGGTCCGCCGTGGCCCACCTCTGGAGATCCCACCATCGAGGACACGTCGTACACGTTGATCCTTGATGGTCCTGGCGGGATCGATCTGCGCCTGCCGGTCTACCCGGTCCAGAGCATCACGAGCATTTATGATTCAGCCGATCGGCTCTATGGCTCCGAGGACCTGATCCCGTCTGCGGATTACACCGTCTACGGTGACGAAGGGATCGTGACCCTGGACGCTGACGGCTCCACCGGGGGATGGTCCAAGATCAAGCGGGGGATCAAGGTTACCGCCGTGCTTGGCTGGGCAACGATCCCCGACTCCATTGTCCACGCCTGCGGTATGCAGGTGGCGCACTGGTACAACGCACGAGACCACATAGGCCGCACCAACATCTCCCAGGGTGGAGGCTCGATCACTGTGCGTGATCTGGGCTTGCTGCCCGAAGTACGTCAAGCCCTGGCGGCTCACCGGCTGCCCTCTTCCTGGGTGGCCTGATGGCTACCACGATCACGATCGAGCAGTGGCGGGACCAGCTCGCGCGTATGGTCCGGTCTGGAGCTATCCGAAAGGGGCTACAGGTGGCGGCGGATTCGCTGGCCATGCACGGCCAGAGGAAAGCTGTAGAGTTTGCCTCACACACGCCGGGCAGGCCCATAGGTCTGGGCATCGGGCGCGGCAATCTGGTGCGCTCCCTGGCTGGTGAGGTGAAGACATCCGGGCACTCCGTGGACGTGGTCCTGAGCAGTGGCGGCAAGTCCGGCTTCGGTGCTGTGCCATATGCGCGCATCCATGAAGAGGGCGACACGATTACACCGACGAGGGGCAAGTACCTGCACTTCAAGGGAAGCAAAGGATGGGCAAAGGTTACATCCGTAACCATCCCCCCGCGCCCCTTCCTACAGCCTGCCCTGGTCCACATCTCCAGGCAAGCCGACCGGGTGATCTCCACTGAGATCACGCGCGTCCTGGAAGGTGGACGATGAGCACCGAGCGCACGATCCTGGCGGCCATCCAGACACAGATCCAGAACGTGAACGGGGCAGGGTCCTACACCTTCGACCTCAGTGGTACCCGCACCGTGATCGGTGAG